AGGATCAGGTGAATTGAGACATACTTCAATGATCGATACTCCTCAAGCGTATGTCGGTGCAGTAGGACTTTACAACGATAATAACGATCTTCTAGCAGTTGCAAAACTATCTAAACCTTTATTAAAAGACTTTACGAAAGAAGCACTGATTAGGATCAAGCTTGATTATTAATGAATGAGCGCCTACAAAAAGTTAAACAAGCAAGACGTATATGTAAGTTCATATACCGCCCGTAAATCCTGGGAAGCTAGCGGGAGTTTACTAGATACTTATGGCGTTAAGAACCTAAGAGGAGTTAGTACTAATATAGAAACTGACTCTTCAGGTAGTAATATATACTTTCCTCACCCTAATGATTTAGACGATGGATACTACCGACAACTAGTTTATCAACAAATTAAGCATCTATATTACTCCAATAATTTTTCTGCATCATTAGTTCAAACAGGATCTTATTACGATAATTTCGAACAATCTTCCTATACAGTAGGACATAAAAACTTATCTAACGAGGTAGGTGTATTCGGAATACCTCGTAAAGTATTTGGTACTCATTTAGAACCAGGTACGATTGAATTAGATGTTATGAAAGAAGATATAGACAACTATGTTTATTATTCTTCTTCTGATGATTTATCATCTTATGGAGCTTATTTAGATGATCATAACGAGATGGATGAGTTCGCTATAGATTATGCTACTGGCGATATAGAATACGTAGAATCAATACATACAGTATTTGGTTCATCTCAAACAATAGTTTGTCAACCAGGTGACTATATAGTTAGTGAAAGTAACTTCGTAGACGAGTCAACAAACCAGTATCTTATCCCAGATGAGGTACTACAGCAACATACAACTGCATTATTAGACGATGGAGAAGGAAACTTAGTTTATTCTAGATCTTTAGCAGATAATTGTGCAGTCTCTGAAAGTACTTTAGGACAAGCTATTTATACACATGGACAGTTAGTTATTACAGATACTAATGTTGCGCCTTACTATAACACTTATTTAAGGCCAGTATTAAAATGGAAATCTAACCAACCTATTTATACGTATAACGTTCATTGTAAGATTAAAGACTCAGAGTTAAACCACAGCTTAAATCCATCAGCGATTAGTGGTTCAGACGGACTCAAAGCTCCTAATATAACTGGAAGCGCTTTTGAGCCGTATATAACAACAGTCGGACTCTACAACGACGCAAACGAATTATTAGCAGTTGCAAAATTAGGACAACCAATTCCTAAGAGTAGCAAAACTGACATGACAGTAGTAGTAAAAATAGATATATAATGGCTATAACATTTAGAGCAGATAAAGGACAAGCATTAAGTTATTCAGAGTTAGATACTAATTTTGGAGGCTTCTACGTATCTAGTTCCATATCTGGATCGGTTTTACATTTTCACTTTGCAACATCTAGTAATGTTCCAGTAAGTGAATCAGCACACGCAATAGATTTTAACGAGTTTAACCTACCAGCAGGTAATATTGGAGCGATTCAATATACAAGTCAATCTAATAGACAAGGAGGAGCAAATGATTATTTATATGAAAGCGGCTCTGGTAATGTTGGATTAGGCGGTTATTCTTTAGCAGACATTAGCTCTTCAGCTCATAAGTTACAAGTATCAGGTTCTATATTTGCATCAGGAAACGTATTAGCATTATCAGATGTTACTATGAAAGCAAATATAACTCCTTTAGATAATGTTACTAGAATTATTTCTTCTTTGACTGGTTATTCTTACGATAAAGAAGATAATAGAGAAGTTGGATTGCTAGCTCAAGAAGTAAGAGAAGTTTTACCAGAAGCGGTAAAAGAAGGACCAGACGGCAAGTTAGGATTAAACTATAACTCAGTTGTTAGTGTATTATTAGAAGCTGTTAAGTCATTAACTAAAAGAATTGAAGATTTAGAAAATAAAGAGTAATGCCAGAAATTAAATTAAGATCGTTAAAAGGGAGTGCATTAACGCACACCGAGATGGATGAGAACCTTCAGAACCTACTGAATTCATCTTCTTTAGCCGGTACTACCTCAGACGGTTCTGCTACGCTAACTTTATTTTCATCCGCTAGTGTTTACCCAACAAATACTTATGGACTCGGTATAACATTTCCTTATACAGGATCAGCATTAATTACCGGTAGTTTAGAAGTCATAGGTAATATAACTCAAACTGCTGGGAGCATTACTACAACAGGATTTGTTTCTGCAAGTAGATTTGATATAACAGGTAACGAACAATACCTAACTACCTTAAGTGGTAGCACAGTTACCTTAGCTAATGCAGACACTACTATAGTAGGCGGTGATGAGATAGGTAGTATATCGTTTGCAGGTAAAGATGATTATTCTTCACTACCTGGCTTAGCTATTACTTCTGTTATAAAATCAAAAGCATTTGGTGACTGGGGTTCTGGTCAATATAGAACTTCATTAGTATTTCAAAATGCAATGCAGTATGGAACTACCTTAACCGATAAGTTAGTAATTAAACCTACTAAAACAGAATTTTCAGCATCAGCAGTACATATAAGTGGTTCTGGAGACATGTTACAAGTAACAGGTTCGATTAGAGTTGCCGGTACTGGATCTTTTGGCTCTCATTTACAAGCTCATTGTATGGGTCTAGGAGTAGCACCTTCAGGAGTTTCAGGTCAATTAAATGCTACTAACGTTATTACTACTTATTTAAGTTCTAGTGGAGCAACTTATGTATCAGCTTCTTTTGGTACAGCTAATCCAACAGACGTAGTGTTAATCGATCAAGGCGGTCAATTATATAGAACTAGCTCTGCAGCAGTTGGAGGAGGAGGAGTCTTTCCTTATTCAGGTTCAGCTCAAATAACAGGTAGTTTATCTATAACTGGATCCCTTAATGCAGCTAATATGGTAGTTGCTAATCATTTATTACCTGGTGCTGGAGCTACTGATCTTGGATCAAGTGGTAATAAGTGGAATGATATACACTTAAGTAACGCTATAGAATTAGGAGCAGGACCAACAACAATTACAGAAGCATCTTATGGTGGCAATGTTACTACAATAGCATTTACTGCTTCTAATCAATTAAGATATACTAAAGTAAATGGAGATGAAGTAGATGTCGATTTATCTTCATTAACGGGAAGTGCATCTAGTTTAACGTTATACTCTGAAACAGGTACCGCAGGTACTGGAACAGCATCTATTGCTGGTCAACTAGACGTTGCAGGTATAATAACAGCACAAGAATTCCATACAGAATATGTAACATCATCAGTAATATTCGAATCTGGGTCTACTCAGTTTGGTGATACTATAGATGATACTCATAACTTCCACGGTGTAGTAGATATGACAGGTAGTCTATCTGTAACTGGAAGTATTGAAGCAACAGGAGACGTAATAGCATATGCTTCTTCTGATGAAAGGTTAAAAGATAACGTTGAATTAATTCCTCAACCTATCGATAAACTAAAACAAATAAAAGGAGTAAGTTTTGATTGGAACGATCAATCAGAGCATACCGGCCATGATATCGGAGTAATCGCTCAGGATATAGAAAAAATATTACCTGAGTTAGTTGCAACAAGAGATAATGGCTACAAAGCAGTACGTTATGAAAAAATTGTCGCGTTATTGATAGAAGCGATCAAAGATCAGCAGTCACAAATAGATGAGCTAAAAAGCAAAATCTAAGCGACCAAAACGAATACATATGAACATGCCGACTATACCTTCCTGGAATTTTCAGGGGAGGCCGATTACAGAAATCTCAGACATGCCTGAAGGTACGTATGGATTTATATATGAAGTAAAACACAAGCCCTCCGACTTAAGATATATAGGAAAAAAAGTACTATATTTTGAGCGTAATAAAAGACTAGGTAAAAGAGCTTTAGAAGCTTTAAGAGAGGAAAGAAAAGCAAAAGGAATTGGAGGAAGAGTACCTCTAAAGCAAAAAGTAATAACCGAATCAGATTGGAAAAATTATTACGGTTCTCATGAAAAAATAAAAGAGTTAGTTAAGACTGCCGACCCTATGGATTGGGAAAAGAAAATATTATCATTTGTTCCTAATAAAAAGTTACTTACATATTTTGAAGCAAAAGAACTTTTTAGATATGGAGTATTAGAAGATCGACAAAGTAACTTTATAAATGATAACATTTTAGGAAAGTTTTATAGGAAAGATTTTCAAGACTATTTAACTAAGTAGATCTTGATAAACACTACCTATTTATAATTAAATGAATATAGTCTTTGAATATTTATTGGTAATAGGAATATGGGAGCTTGCTAGCTGCCTAACAAAGACTCTATGGTTTAAGTATAAAAAAGAAAATTATGAAGCTAACAAATATTATACTCGAAGATAAGTCTAGTAATGAAACCAAAACTGCTCCTGCAGGTCATTATTATACTGCAAGCGGAAACCTCGTAAAAGGTAGATTAACTAAAGACGCTGAAGAGAGAGGTGCTAGAAAGAGTGATCCACTAGATAAACAAAGATCTAAAACTCCAAAAGTATCTCAATATAACGAAGAGAAAGCAGAGTACGATGAAAGCGGTATCAAGTTAATGGGAGATATAATACTTCCAGTAGACAAAGAGATGGTACTACAAGCTGCAGAAGATAAGTATAATAGAGGTTTGTTAGTTACAAATAATAAAGATAAAAGTTACGACATAGCATATTGGGCAGATAAATTTGAGCCTTACCCTATTGAAGTAGAAATAGATGGTAAATCTGTTGCAAAAGATGCTAAGGTGATAAAACTTTTATTTCACCCTGAAATGAAAGAGAATGATTAAGATACAAGAACTTACAGGAGTACCCTCTTTACAGTATCATATTAATGAAGGTCTAACGTTGTATGATAATGTCTACCGTTATAGCTCTACCTCCTTTATACAACTATTCAAGGAAGCAAGAGAGCAATGGAGAGACAGTAAGATACAGCTTAATGAAGAAGATTTATATCTTATAGAGCATACTGATATAGGAGAGTATGGAGACTATAATGGAGAAAGAGTACCTTTAGACCTACCTATGGTATATGAAGAACCTTCAGATGAAAATCTTTTAAAAGGAATGGATATTATTAAACAGGTACTTTCTAAAGAAGGAGGTGCTGCTGGATTAGAGCCATTAGTAAAAGCATTACTACCTTTAGGATTTACTGAAGATGAAATTGTAGACTTGCTTGATAGAATGGTAAGTGTTAAGCAACACAGAGATGGTGATTATATTGTACTACCATTAGAAGAAGATCACGATCCAGACCAAGAACAATTAGATGACGAGGATGAAATATTCATGCCATTTGATGATGAAGGTCGCCCATTAGGAGAAGCTGAATATAGAGGTAGAGATGTTGATCTTAATAAACCAAAAAGAAGCTCAGGACCTAAAAAGTTTTACGTTTATGTAAAAAATGATAAAGGTAATGTAGTTAAAGTTAATTTTGGTGATAGTGGAAACTTATCTGTTAAGATAGATGAACCGGGAGCAAGAGCATCCTTTGCTGCAAGACATAAATGTGCTCAGAAAAAAGATAAAACAACTCCTGGCTATTGGAGCTGTAATATTGGACGTTATTGGAAATCATTAGGTGGAAAAAGAAACTTCTCAGGATACTGGTAGACCTTACTTAGAAGAAGGCGAAATCAGAACATTTAGCGAAACTCTTACTGAAGAGGATTTGGTATGGCATAGAGACCCAGAAGACAGAACTGTGGTACCTCTAAATAATAATAATTGGTACTATCAAATTGATAATAAGTTGCCTGCTAAATTAAATAAGCCTATATTTATACCTAAAGACACTTATCATAGAATAATTGTCGGAGAAGGTGAATTAAAAGTTAAAGTTATTAAACATTAAAAAATGGCAAGAGGAGGTTTTGGTTCTGCATTACATAGAAAAGTATCTAAAAAAAGACCGGGTATACACGCTAAGTCTAAATCTTCAAAAAGTAAGAACTCACGTAACTACGTAAAAGCGTATCGCGGTCAAGGTAGATAAGTATGGATTATATCCCGCACATTAATGTAGGGCTAAAAAGTTATAATTTTGGTGCCGATAAGATATATGTTATATCTGAAAAAGGTAATGAAGTTAGACGTAAAGCATTCGAACAAGCATGGAGCATCTTTAATGATTTCGAATTTGAATTCGTAGATGCAATAATGACTAAAGATCTAGATTTTCCTCAATTAATTAAAAAAGGAGAGTTAAAAGAATTTTTAGACGCTACAGCAAACATTTCTAAAACTATTGTAGCAGTTGCACTATCACATAGAAAAGTCTACGAACTGATCTATAAAAAAGATACAGGAAAGAAACAATATATAATGGTAATGGAAGATGATGCTAGACCAAGTCAAATATTGTTTGATGATATACAAAATGGAAAGTTTGATAAGTTAATAAATCAACTAAATGAGGAAGTATACGATTGCTTTTTCTGGGGCAGAGGACATGTACCTAATGAAAATCTCCCCTCTACAGTTTATGACAGACAATTAAAAATACCAGAAAAATTTATTTACTTAGGTGCACAAGCATACACTTTAGCTGCATATACAGCTGAATTTCTACTAAAAGAAATGAAACCAATAAACATGGCAGCTGATATTCTTCTAGACTACCATAGTATGACTCTTCGAAAAACTTTTTGTGCAAGCAAAAACTATATTCAGCAATACGGATTTTTAACTCATCGCTTTCATGGTGAACCTAAATATGACGCAGACCATCTATTCAACGTATTTGCTAGTTCTACTCAAATTGATTTTCCTGAAAAGGATAGTAATCGAAAAAAATATGGGGAAAATTATACCTATGTAAACTCTGATATTAGAGATTATATTAAAGAAATAATAGACCATGACTTGGACTATGCATTAGGTAAACCAGGGGAAGAACCATTTTTAGAAAGAGCTACTTGGAAAAAAATAATTTTTAAATCATTCAAAGAACTAGGCGGAACCTCTTCTATATAGCTATTTATTGTAAATTATTACAGTCATGAAGCTATTAAGAGTTTTATCAGAAGGACCATTAGAATATGACCCAGAATTTAGTGCTGCAGTTGACAAGATTAAAGATGCCGGTGGCACGTATATAGACTCTGGGGACTATGGATCTGTGTTCTTATTGAACGGAAGAGCAGTAAAAGTTACTACTGATGAAATAGAATTAGATCATGCAGAGATACTTAAAGGTAAAAAGACAGTAAACTTTGTAAGAGTTCATGACGTTTTAAGATCTGCTCGTAAATTAGGTGTTATTATAATGGATGTTATGGCACCTTCCAGAACAGAACCTACCGAAGAATTTTTAGACGATTTAGAAAGAGAAGCAGAAAGATTAGGTATTGATCCTGAAGAATTAGATATTAGACAAGATAACTTTATGATTGATCCTAAAAATGGTAAGATGAAAATGACCGACGTTTAGTTGGATCTTTAAAATATTTTTCTTATCTTATATTAATACTAGTTACGGACATTTATGGATTATAGTTTCTTATTAGGAGCGGTCGAAAATATTCTTGGCAAAAGCCAAAAGAAAGCAAGAGATAATTATGCTTTTCATTGCCCGTTCTGTAATCATCACAAGCCAAAGTTAGAAATAAACTTCGCAGCTAACGAAAAAGGTGAGAATCCTTGGGAATGCTGGGTATGCCAGACCAAAGGCCGTACTATTCGATCATTACTTTATCAACTTAAAACTCCTAAAGATCAAGCAGTAGAAATTCTTAGATATGTTAAAAAAGGAGATAATTATGAATATAGGCAAGTTGGTAAATTAGAATTACCGAAAGAGTTTCAACTTCTGTCCTCTGCTTCTAATCAATCTATAATAGCCAATAAAATTAAACGCTATTTACATGACAGAGGATTTACCCCTAATGATTTACTTAAATATAACGTTGGATACTGCACAACTGGAGATTTTAGAGGACGAATTATTTTGCCTTCTTATAATGAGTCAAACCAACTTAACTTCTTCGTAGCAAGAACTTACGAAAACGATTATTACAAATATAGAAACCCAGAAGCTTCTAAAGATATAATATTTTTTGAAAACCTAATTAATTGGAATCAACCTATAATATTATGTGAAGGAGTATTCGACGCTGTAGCGATACGTAGAAATGCAGTACCTATTTTAGGTAAATCTATTTCTAATTCGTTACTTAAAAAAATAATAACATCACCCGCAAAAGATATTTATATTGCTCTCGATAAAGATGCTTTTAAACAAGCATTAAAATATTGTGAGCAATTTCTTAATTTAGGTAAGAGGGTCTACCTTATAGATTTACAAGAAAAAGATCCTAGCGAGATGGGCTTTAGAACGTTCACTCGACTTATACAACAAGCAAAAGAGTTAAATTTAGTTTCTCTTATGCAATACAAATTAGCTATATGATAAAGCAAGGAACAAACATTCTTAAAGAGAATGCTAAAAACAGGTTAGAATTTAATGCAGAGCTTAAACAGATTAATTTTCTAGACCGAAGAGTCTATAAACGATCGGAAGGAGTATACTACCCGTCCGTAACTACTATACTCCAGTATATGCCCAAGAATAAGTTTTTTGAGTCTTGGCTCAAAGACGTTGGGCATAACGCCGATCTAATTATGAGAAAAGCAGGTAAAGAAGGAACTCAAGTTCATGAAGCTGCTGAAAGACTTATTCAAGGAGAAGAAATCTCCTGGATGGATGATTATGGAAATGCAAAATACTCTCAGATAGTATGGGAAATGATTTTAAAGTTCTATGAATTTTGGACTACTTACAATCCTAAACCAGTTGCATTAGAATCATTTGTGTACTCTGATGAGCATAAGTATGCTGGTACAGCAGATATTGTTTGTGAAATAGAAGGAGAGACTTGGTTGTTAGATATTAAAACCTCTAATAGTATACATAAATCTTATGACCTACAGTTAGCATCCTATGCAGTAGCTTTAGAAGAATGTAAAGGTATAAAAATTGACCGAACAGGTATTGTATGGTTAAAAGCTCATTCTAGAGGTCCTGCAAGGAACGGTAAAACTATGCAGGGTAAAGGTTGGAAGGTTCTTCCTATAGATGATATTGATAAGAATTTTCAGTTATTTAAAAATATATACGAACTGTATAATTTAGAGAACCCCACAGTTGAACCTATTTATAATAAATACCCAACCGTGTTAAAATTATAATATGAAAAAATTAGTACTTTTATTAATTGTTACGCTCGTACTAAACAGCTGTGGAGTAGCATTTAAATATAGTACGTTAAATTATGATCCTGTCTACTCAGACGGTATTTATCAATCTCAGATAAAGGTTGATACAATCAATTCTATTTCAAAACTTAGATGGAAGTTTAATAATGATTTTAGATTTCAAAACGACTGGAAGAGGTTTGCTATAAATCAAAATTATTCTTGGTGGAGGAATCATTATTGGAACAATAGATTATGGAGACGTGGTTGGCCTAGTGCTAATTATCTTTTTATGAATAACTGGGATTACTTATACAGTTCTAGTTTTTGGTCACCTGATCCTTTATATCCTTGGTTTGATTGGTGGCATCCTCACGATGTAAGACATCATAGGTACTGGGGTTTTTATTATGATCATCCTTTCGGGTGGTACATAAATAATCATTGGAGCTACACTTATTATACTGAACCATTATACGCTAGTAATAACAATTATGTAGTTGTAAATGGTAGAAGAGGTAGTAGAATCTCTAATATAGAACAAGATACTAATAGAAGAAGTAGACCTAGAAACTATAATAATCCTACAAATCAAATTATAAGAGATTTAAGGAATAGAGGAATAAATGTTAACGTTATTACTAACCCATCAGACGGAACTAATATAGTTAGACCTCCTAGAAATAATAACTTTAATATACCTGATAGTAACGGAAGACCTCCTATTATAAACAATAACAATATTAAACCTAGAACTAATAATGTAGTAAGACCAAGTACTAATTATAATAATAGTAGAGGATCGAGTAACGTAAGTAGAGGGAGTAACTCTAGCGGAGGTTCTTCTAGAGGAGTAAGAGGAAAGAATAATGATTAAAATTAAAGACATATTGTTTGAACAAGAAAGTAAGCCTAAAGCTATCGTAATGGCTGGAAGCGCAGGCGCTGGTAAAACATATCTACTTAACCAGCTTGATATTAATACTTTAAAAAACTACAACCCAGATAAGTATGTTGAGGATAAAGATCATCCATACCATAACAATCTAAGTGCCGCTGCTGGTCAAGTTCTAAAAGATGTAGAAGCAGCAAGTGATAGAAAAGAATCATTCATATGGGATACAACAGCATCTAACGCTGACAAAGTACAGATGCTTTTAGATAAAGGATATGATGTTTATATGGTAATGGTCTATACTCATCCAATGATTTCTTTTATAAGTAATTTTAACAGAGCAGAAAGAAAGGTTCCAAAAGTAGCAGTTTTTATAACTTGGAAAAATGTTTACAAACTTATAGAAAGATATAAGGAAATGTTAGGAGATAATTTCTCAATCTTTGTAAATGATTTCTCAGGTAAATACGATAAGGAAGTAAAAGCATTTAATGATGCTGCTAAAAAAGGATCTGCCGGTATAGAAGCTTATTTAGAAGCCTATATGGAGAAAGAAGGTAGAGAAAAATTTAGATCTACATTTAGAAAAGATTTTGAATTAGGTAGTGAAGATAAAGCAGAATTCGATAAACTTATAAACCAAACAGATATACCTCAAAGTGATGAAACTGCTATAAAAGCATTGAAGAAGGATTTTGAAAAAATGTCTCATCATTATAGAAGTGGAAAGTACGGTATCGATAGATTAAAAAATCTTTATCAAAAGAATTTAGATAAGAGAGAAAAATTAAGGCAAGGAGAATTAGCTAACATACAACAAATTGCTGATATGTTGTCTGATGATACTTTTCTCGAATTACTACAGCATTCAGATGCCGGCAGTATAAAAAGTAAAGTACAAGCATTCCTATGATAGCATTATATCCAGGAGCATTTAAACCTCCACATAGAGGTCATTTTGAATTAGTACAATCTTTACTGAATGGTAGTGCTAATGCTTCTGTATACAATATAGATGATTATCTTGAGAAAGGACAGGAAGTTCTTAACGCTCCTCAATCAAATTACGATAACATTAATAAGGTAGTAATTTGTATAGGAGGAAAAGAGAGA